GGTGTGGACCTAGATGACCAAACTAAAAATCAGAGATTAGCTAAAGAGGGTTCCATTCAATGGAATGGTCAAGATCCGTATGTTACTCTTGATCTTGCAGCTGCCTCCGATACCATCTCTTTGGGTATCTGTAAGCAACTGTTACCTCCGGCCTGGTACGACCTTCTCATGGAGTTGAGGTCGCCGCAAGGCGATCTTGATGGAGAGACCTTTGTTTATCAAAAGATCTCTTCCATGGGCAATGGTTTTACCTTTGCTCTCGAATCCGCGATCTTTACTGCCGTTGTTTACGGTAGTATGCGGACTCGTGGACAGTTTGATCGCGAGGACTTTGCGGTTTTTGGTGATGATATCATCATCCGCAAGTCCGTTAGTGATCTTACCGTCACAGCGTTGCAATCAGCAGGTTTTTCCATAAATCCCGATAAGTCCTTTACTGAAGGACCGTTTCGAGAATCTTGTGGAGCTGATTACTTCGCCGGCACACCTGTGCGTCCAGTCTTCCTGGAAGCAACACCCACTCACGTAATGGGTCTGTGGAACGATATCAATCGTATCAACAGAACCCTACAACTACGTTTGTGGGACGGTAATTTCAAAACTCCATCTGGACTTACAAAGTGGATCCCTAAGGAACTAACGAACCTTAAGGGACCCATGTCCGATGAGAATTTTGATTCTTACCTTCATGTTGCGTATCCATCCATGCCTAGACAGCGTGGAGGATACTGGGACATCACGCGCATTGTTGTAATGCGTCGTGAAAGAAGAGCCACCGATTTCCTTTTTAGGAAATTGATGGCCTCGCTTAGGCCTGGACGGCCTTCTTCTCCCTCATGGTCCTCCGGGACATGGGGTGGTAGTAGGTTAATGGGTGCAGGAAGTGTCTTTACCGTAACACGGAATAATTCCGTAACGGTAGGGTACACTGTCTCGCCTGCCTATTATTGGCAGGACAAGTACAACGAGACGGCCGGCTAAAACCCGGCCGTCTCGCCCCGCGTAATGGCGGAACCT